AGTAATACCAAAACCAACAGCAACAGAATTGGAAGATCTCAAGAAAACATTCAGAGAATGTGAATTGATCGAATCTGAACTGGGGGAGGAATGGTTGGGTTGTATATGGAAAGATCAACATAATATAAGCAGTTGTAATTGTCCAAATATAGGTCCAAGATTCAAAGATTACATGGAATACCTAAGAACCTACTCAACATAATGGAATACTCCAAAGTATGCACCTCTGTATAGAATGGCACAAATGTCTCTGATAAAATCACAAACTGCGAATGCTATTGTTGCTGGTGATTTCTCGAAGAGACCGGGTGATATTATCAAAATTACCAATGCACATGAGGCTGAACAAAAATACACAGAGAAACGAGGATCTGGTAAATGGATGATTGCAGAAATAAATCATATAATTGACTCTCCAAGTAACCATTTGATGGGATTGACTCTCATTCGAGATAGTAATACGGTAGATCCAAATGAAACAGAAGAACCAAGTTTATTCAGTAAAGTTTTTGGCTAAACACTCATATTACATTGTATAAATACAATAAAGGATAGTATAAATGTCTCTAAGAGTTAAAAATTCTGATTTCGATATAGATTTTTCTAAAAATGAATTTACTTCAGATGTTTCATTAAAGAAAGAAGCAAATTCGGTACGACAATCTATAAGAAACTTAATATTGACTCGAAAGGGAGAGAGAAAATTTGATAGAAATTTTGGAATAGGATTACATGATTTATTGTTTGAAAATAATGATATTCTTCTACTTCCTATTTTGAGCAGAGATATAGAAGAACATATTGATGCGTATGAACCAAGAGCATTTTTTGATTCAGTGGACTTTAATGAAGACGGAATAGACTCAAATGAACTTTCCATTACAATTCATTATTTTATTGTTTCACTCACTGAAGAAAATCCCCAACCAGATTCATTGTCAATTTCAATCCAGAAGATCAGATAGAGGAATATAGATGGCTAAGAATATACAATTAGGAAATCTTGATCATGAAGAGATTAAGCAAAGTATAATTGATTTCATAAAGAATGAGAGAAGTACATCTGCTTCTTCGATAAAGGATTATAACTTTGAGGGTTCTGCTCTTAATTCTTTACTTGATATTCTATCATATAACACTCTATATTATGGATTTTATGCGAATATGGTAGCAAATGAAATTTTCTTAGATACTGCACAAAAAGTAGAGTCTATTATATCACTTGTAAAACCTCTCGGTTATGTTGTTCCGGGATATAGTTCTGCTGTAGCAGAAATAAAAATAGACAAAGGTGGTGCATACAATACAATACCAAAATATTCATCATTTATTGGAAAAAATGAAAACGGTTCTTCTTTCATATTCTACACATTAGAGAATTATGAATTAAATGATCAAGGAGATGCAATATTTGAAGTCTATGAAGGTAAGAATCTAGTAGTTACTGAAACAAATGTAGATTCAGATACAGGACAAAAAATATTTTTAAGTGGACTTGATATTGATATTTCAACAATCACTGTAGAAGTTGAAGGTGTGGAATGGTCTCTTTCTTCGAATATTGCTTCAAATATTACTGACACATCAAAGGTGTATTGGTTGGAGAGAAGTGATTTAGGATTTTATGTTGTATTTGGAGGATTGTCTGCTTCGGGAACAACCGAACAGAGCGGAGCAAATGTCGATGAAGGTGATATTATCAAAATAACTTACTTGGTGAGTAGTGGGGAAAACGGAAATAATGTTGGTTCTTTTGTCACTCAAAATTTATATCAAACAAATACAGTTTTGAGTACCAATCATAATATTATCACTCGAAAAATGTCATCTGAAGGAAATAACAATCCTGATTTAGACTCGATTAAGTTTTTTGCTCCAAAATGGTTTGCAGCACAAGATAGAGCAGTGACAAAAAATGATTGTAAATCTGTTCTTGGTACTTTAGGGTATGATCCAGAAAAAACTTCAGTCTGGGGTGGAGAAGAAATGGTTCCTCCCCAATACGGTAGAGTTTTTGTTTCAATTATAAATGATTTAGGCGTTGATGTTCCAGTAGATGATGCAAAGAGTGCAATAAACAAATTAAAAGATAAGATGTGTATTAGTATTTTACCTGAATTTGTTCCAGCAGCAGCGTTTACAACTTATGTTGACATGAATGTTCAATATAAGTCAGGAGTTTCGAATAGAACAGAATCTCAATTAAGAAACATAATTGAAAAGTATGTTAATACTAATTACAATCAAGTAAAATTCGACAACACTTTCAATTTAAATAAGGCTTTGAGTGGAATAATGTCATTGGATCCTGCCTTTTCTTCTTTTGACTTATCGCAAACTAATGTTAGATTGAGAAAAACTTTAAATCCTTCAGAATCTAAAACAACCATCTCTCTTTATAATGAAATTGAATCCGATACTTCGAGTGGTATTCCTATCACATCAACAAGTATAGGTAGCACCAATATTGGTGATAATGTTTTCATTGAAAGTTCTGGTTCCATATTAAGAGCATTCAACTACCAAGGTGGACTTAAACGATCCCTTGGTACGGTGGGTTCTGTTGATTATACAAGAGGAATCATTACAGTTGATCCGTTCTTTAACGAAAGTTTCACGTTAATCATTAGAACGAAAAATGTTAATGAAATTAAAGCAATGAATAATACTATATTAAATATAGATTTCGATTTAACCCTGTCTTCTGAGTAATTCTAATGTTTTATGGTTCCTTATTCAACAACAAGACTGATGTAAATGAAGAGTTCAAGTCTCGTCAGAGAGATGATGAATTCCGTTCATTGTATAGCGATCTTAGTGGAGTTTCAAGTAACTATGATATTTTTGATCAAGTCCCAATGTGGATTAGAGACAGACACGATTCGAAAGACTCATTTTTTGTAGATTTTATTCAAACATATTATGATTGGTTATATAGTGAGTATAGCGGATATTTACTTGATGTTGGGTTTAAAACTTTAATAGACATTGATGAACTTCCTCTTAATCTTCTTTCCCATTACACATATTCATATGCTTCTGATTTTCCGGCAGATATGGTGGGAGTTGCTCCATATCCACCATGTTGCTTCGATAGTGAAAATCCATGTGAGGACTCCAGTGAATGTTATGGGATTCTCGAAGAAGACACAAGAGAATTCATTAAAGGTGTTAGACAAAATTTATATCAAAAGAAAACAACAGAAGAAGCAGTTCGATACTTCTTTCAAGTTCTTTATAATGTAACTGAAAATGTTGAAATTGACTATCCTAAGAAATATATTCTTCGATTAAATGGAGGCAGATTTTCTGGTTGGGCTGCATCAGAAGAAAGCCTCACCGGAGAATATGAAGATCTCGGAAACCTCGGGGGCAGTTATCTAAACCATTCGATTCTACAGGACAATACTTGGTTTCATAATTATTCATATTTATTATCAACTGAACTCGGTGTAAATTCGGATCAGTCGGGTGATCCTTTATATAGAGATGTTTATCAAGATTTAGTTCACCCTGCGGGATTGAAGGTGGTGTACGAGAGAGTCATCACTGATTTTATTCCAGAACAACCAGATGATACAGATGTGGTAATTTGTGAAAATGCTATACTGGGAAATTACTATCCATATAAGATGAACGATTTAACTTCGATTAATGGTTGTAGTGGTTGTGGTACAAATGGATTTGGATCTACTGCTGGATATGACACATATTATGCTAGTCATTCGTATGATGAAACAATACAATCAATATTCTACTATATGTCCGATCCTATCAACGGAATCACATATGGGGGTCCAACAAGTGACGCTGTTTGGGGGGATGGACCTGCAAGCGAACAGTGGATTCATACTGGAATAACTGCAAATCCAAATCAAATACCAACTCATCATTATCCATATTGGACGATAGATGGTATCACAGGATCTGAAGGAAATCAAATAGGCGATATTAAAATCGGAGACTTCTACTACCTCTGTCCTCCTGCTGGTTCTACTAGTCCAAATCATGGAATAACTTCATGCACAGAAAGTCTGAGTTGTTAATGATTTGTATACATAAGATATACTAAAAAGGGTTTATTTTTAAATGGCAACATCAATTTCCAAAGCATTATCCCGAACCGCAGCAGACAGTTTTGTTAGAAACTTCAATACTGAGTCTGGTGGGTTTTATACCATATTCATGGGTGGAGATGATCCATCTCAGGTTGATACAACTGCTAATTTAGATTCACCAAATGTCCAAACTGCTGTTTCAGAACACACTAGTTTTTTCAGAACTGTTAAAAATAGCGAAATTCAAATGGTTGTTGACAGATATGATTATAAGAATAATAGAGCATACTTTCATTATCAATCTTCCGGTCAACCAAGTGGAGAAGAGCAGTGTTATGTTTACAACAAGACAAATAAAACGGTATATTTGTGTGTAGGTGATAATGTTGATAATAGGTATGATCTTCGTGGTAGAGTAGTATCTTCATCTGCACCTTCCCACAGTGAAGGTTATAAAACATATCCAGATGGTTATACATGGTTGGTATTATATAAAGTCGATTGGAAATTAACTGATTTTCTAACTTCAAAATATCTTCCTGTTCCTGCCGCTGTCGATGATGCTAAATTAGGACCTGAGATTCCCGGAGTTGACATATCAAAAAGTGCAACTTTAGATTCAAATGCAACTCGTTTTTGTGGATCTTCCAAAACACAGTGTGGTTCATGCTGTCTTTTCCATAGAAATTCATGGACAGATACTGTTTCTGGTTTGACATATGATGCTGGTGATTTATATCAATCGTTGAATACTAAATGTTATGAGTGTATTGAACTTTCTGGTAGATTAGATTTGGATTATTCTTTCATTGCAGGTGGTACTGGTTCTACTGGAAGTTGTCATCCGTGTTCCGTAACTAAATGTCCTTGCAGTAAAACTCCGGTGGATCGTATTGCAACAATTAAAAATTCTAATAACTTTAGTAGTGCAGACAATGCAAAAACTCAAGCAAATATAAGTTCCCTAATAAAAGATGGTTCACTATTGAGTGCCACTATAGATTTAAATGGAGTGACGGGAAGACAAAAAATAGTAAGTTCTGCAAATCCCGAAGTGACAATAACTTCAAGTAGTGGAACAGGTGTAGTGGTAAAACTACTCACAACAAAAGATGCATCGAACAATCATATGGTTCATGGTGTGACTATATCGAACAGAGGCGAGGGGTATAGAGATCATCTCATATCCACTCTCAATAATTCAGATGGTGATTTCAATATTGCAAGTAAAATAACTTTGAATTTTGAAACAGTAGATAATGTAATAAATCCTCAAGAAATATTAAATGCACATTGTGTTATGTTTAATATCTCAATGACAACAGATGAAATTAAAAATGTCACAACTCAATCGAATTTTGAATTTTTTGGATTTTCTAAAAATGCAAAACAAATTGATGCAAACGGAAACACTACACCAATCGGATCAACAACACCCACTGGAGTTTCATCTTTCCAACGAGCAACTCACAAGATAACTGTTGCTAAATTGGTGAGTCAGGCGGCGGCCGCCTTTGGTTCTTCATATGAATCTACTGATTCAGGAAAAGTTGGTACTTCTAGTGATAAATCAAAAGTACAGACTCAAAGTAAAATTGGTGCCACTAAAGGAGAGATGAAAATCTCATCGGTAGAGAAAGTAAATGCTACAACTACTCGACTGGAAGTATATCCCCAATCAAGAAGAAAAGATTCTGCTGATAGAACAGAGATATCTGCACTTACAAGACTAGTCAATCAATCTGATACAGGTACTATAAATCTGGTAACAGCAAAAGAAGTAAGTCCCGTCGTAGATACAGGAAAAATAATTCATACTGGAACAGGATTGAATTTTCAAATGCCTCCACATGGTCAAAATAGTGTGGTGAGAATGAGAGTGACTAAATGTTTCTGAATAACAAGGAGATAAAATAATG